AGTTAATGGTCATTCGATTAAAGGTCTTGTATCACCTTGTCCCTAAAATCTTGTGTAGTCGCCATTTAACGCTACTAGGCTGAAGTGGGGTGCATCACTCGCCTATCTTTTCTTCCACGCCACCGATTTAGGTGCTTAGTACGCCTGGAGTGCGGAGGATGATACTACTCCTCATCTGCCTCTTGTTGCAAGCCAAAACTGTTGGGTTTTTCCAACATCTCAGGCCAGATTAACCAGAAGTTGTTTGGAAACAAGTCCTTACGAGTTACAAGCCCATGTGATTCTTTTTCTATTCTGGCGGCTAAAAACAACAATGGCCCATGAGCTATGCCTCTTTTGCGCCAAGTTGAAACAGTTGCTTGGTCACATTTACACATTTTTGCCACTTTTGCTGTGCCGCCCAATAGGTCAATTATAGCAGAGTCGGTTAATTTTAATTTTTCCATATTGCACAGTTTAACTCATTTGTTGTTTATTTGCATAAGTTTACAAAAAGACTTTGCAAATCCGAATTGTGTGATATAGTTATAAGTATAGCAATTTCGCTATGTATTTAAGGGGAAACTTAAATGTCTGAATTAAACCAATTAATGTTTGAGCATGAAGAATTTTTAGAAGAAGCACTTGATGACATGGAATTCGGTGGCGAATTAAACCAAGAACAAGTTGACTGTATTCGTCAAGCCTGTGGTAAACCAAAACACAATGTAGTGCTTAAAGAGTTGTTTGATGACTTTGGCGCAATTTTTGGAAATCCTCTTGAATCTTTTTCATCAATTAGGGGGCAAAAATGAATCAATCTGAATCTATTTCCAACCTAACATTAGCTTTATCAATCGTACAAGGAAAAATGTCCCATGCGGTTAAAGACTCTGCTAATCCTTTCTTTAAGTCTAAGTATGCTGACCTTGAGTCTGTTTGGGATGCTTGTCGTAGCCTTCTTTCTGAAAATGGGTTGGCGATTATGCAATTCCCTGGGGACTATTTCGATGGGGCTATGCACTTAGAAACCATTATTTCCCATAAATCAGGCGAATGGATAAGTAAAGAAATGTCTGTACCGGTAACAAAGCCTGATGCACAAGGCGCTGGGTCAGCACTTACCTATATGCGTAGATACGCATTAGCAGCAGTAGTAGGAGTAGTACAAGCAGACGATGATGGTAATGCCGCTTCGTCACCTAAACCAGTAGTAAAAGCGAGAGAGATTTAATCATGGCTTATATTCCAAAAGAAGGTAGTGGCTCACTATTTAAAAATGACCGCAAAACAACCGAAAATCACCCAGACTATACAGGCACTATCATGGTTAATAACCGTGAATGTTACTTATCTGCGTGGGTTAAAGAAGGCAAAAAAGGCAAGTTTTTTAGCGTATCTATTGGCAAAGAAAAAGCACCGGTAGGATTTAAAGCTAGTGGTAGCGATGAAATCCAGCGCCATACCATTGAAGATTCTGACCTTCCATTTTAAGGAATAGCCATGCTGAGTCACATCAAAGATGTTATTGGCGAAAAAGCCATTATTACTATGGAAGCCTATGGAGTAGATGAAGAAAGGCGGTTAATTTCTTTTGAACCTAAAGACTTAGAGTTAATACTCAAAGATGTGATTCAAGTATGTGCAGACTGTTGTATTTCTGCAACAGATAGAGATGCAATTTTAGAATTACTTAAATAATTGGGGGTTTTATGATTGAACAAGATTACATGATTAAATGGGTTACGGGAAATGAAAATGTAGACCCAAAAGAAGTTATTAATAAAGAACAACATTACAGGCGTGGTTATCATCAAGGTTATTGCCAAGCTGTTGAAGATTTTTTGGCAATTAAAGAATCGCCCAGAACAAAATTAATTAATCATTGTGATAAATTGTATGATTGGCGTTTAGAAGTAAAAACTGGCGAAAAATTGCCACCATTTTTAAAATGTAATTAAAACGCATTACAAAGGGGAAAAACATGAGTCAGCATTGGTACTGTGCCATTACAGGCGCACCACGCTATACAACTACAGGTAAAAATGGCAAGGAAAGGTCAGTAACCTTGCGTGATGCCAAAGCAGCGCCAGGTACGCTAGTGCCTTCGGTGTCTACCATTAATAGCCAGCTTTCCAAAGACGGCCTTAATTCTTGGTTACAATCTGAAGCCATAAAAGCTGCTTCAGAAAATCCTAGGGGTTTTCAAGAAGAAGAAAAAGATTATGTTGCTAGAGTTTTAGAAATAGCAAAGCAAAAATCCCAAGAAGCCATGACTAGAGGAACTCTTATACATGATTTCCTAGAGAGCTTCTATGCCCAAGAATACCTACCAGAGATGCCAGCGTATGTCCGTGTAGTAGATGACGCTATAACAGCCCATTTTGGCACTCAGCTATGGATTCCAGAGCAGTCCCTAGTAAACCAAGAAGGCTATGGTGGTAAGTGCGATTTGTATTGCAAACCACGCCATGACTTTACTGGGGTCGTAATTGACTTTAAGACTACGGAAAAAAGCCCTGGTGACCTAACACCCTATACAGAGCATATCACTCAATTAGCAGCTTATCGAGAAGTTCTTGCACCAAACGCTAGATGTGCTAATGTATATATAAACGGAACTACTAATGAAGTATCCATATATGAACACGATGAACAATCATTGCGTGATGGATATGAAATATTTTTAAATTTGTTAAAAGTTTACAAATTAAGGAATAAATTACTATGACAAAAGACCAATTAAATCAAATATTTATATATGAAAATGGAAAACTTTATTGGAAAATTCCACGAAAAGGTATAAATGTAGGAAATAGGGCTGGTACAACTTTGTCTACAGGTTATAGGTCTATATTAATTAATGGAAAAAGACAAATGGAGCATCGTGTAATTTTTATGATGCACAATAATTTTCTTCCTAAAGAAATTGACCACATTGATGGAAATCCATTAAATAATTGCATAGAAAATTTGCGTGAAACAAACCGAAGCAGCAATATGCAAAACACAAAAATGTTAAAAAACAACACTTCAGGATTTAAAAATGTTTATTGGCACAAAATTAGCAATAAATGGAAAGTGCAATTAAGCGTAAACAAACAGCGTATGTTTTTTGGTAGTTTTGATGATTTAGAGCTTGCAGACCTTGTTGCACAAGAAGCAAGAAACAAATATCACAAAGAATTTGCAAGGCATATATAATCAATTACGAGGCTGGCTTGGTTTCCCCTTCCATTACTCCTTCACACGAGGGCCAGCCTCACCTTACAATGACCGAAAGCGTAAAGAAGCAAGTAGGTCACCTTTTTGGGCGTTAAGCCGCCAATGTAGGATGCAGTAATTGAGTTATTTTGCGGCTTTTTGACCCATTGGTTGCAAGTGCCAAATACAGTCTAGTAACATATATGTTACTTATTGTCGGTTTTTGTAAATAATACGATACATTTTGATACCCATAAGTATATATTTAATATACATATTAATACCTATATGTACAGTTATTGACAAAAAGTATCCATATCAACAGTTTTGTTGACATTTTTGTAAAGTTTTGACGGCTGATTGTAAAGTTGTTGACATTGGATTGTAAAGTTAATGACTCATAAATAAGCCCTTAAGTCAATAATGACTCATTAATGAGTCATTTTTAAACCATTAACTTTTTCTTACAAAATGCCCCGTTCGGGAATATTTCTGTAATTTACCCTACTTTTTCTTACATTCTTCCCGTTCGGGAAACTTTTTTCCCTGTATTTTTAATTACTTTGTTTTTACAGGGAAATTTACTTTGTTATGCCTGTCAATGTCCTATTTTTGCATGAATTTTTCTTTAAATTTCATGCACTTATAGCAATATTTTTTTTAGGTGGTTGTCCGAAATTTGTAGCATATATTAGACATTTGCATAAATACAACATAAGGGTTTATCCCTATATAAAAGTGCATAAAACTTTAATAAATTACTTACATAGCAGGTCTTGACACTATTCAGCTTTATGGCCCTTGGGGATTTCAAACTAAAAAGACCTGACCTGCTACTTTTATTAAGGGGATATGGATACATACATTAGACGAGTATTTGAAGCTGAAGCACCTTGCGACAAATGCACTCAAAAAACAGATTGCCA